TTCGTTGTTGGCGACTAGGCATTTTTTTCTTTTAACCTCTAAATTAAACGTTACCGATTACTTCATTAAATGAAACACCTGTTCTGGTGGCAACAAACGTAAGACCGATGAAGTTGATTGATCTTGCGGGTTTGATGAAGATTTCTGCTACAAACTCATTATTATCTATAATAGCAGCAGTATTATTTGTTTGATCACAAATAACAACATAATCTTGAATTCCTCGTTTTGCCTGAACATCACGGAGGAATGGTTCGACAATATTCACAAAGTTGGTTCTTGTGATTTCATCATTGAATTCAAAGAGTTGATCTCTTGCCGCAGAAGAGATTGCGTCCTCAAGATAGATAAACAATCTACGAACGTTGATACGGTCAAATGCGGATGATTTTTCAATTCCAGTCTTATCACCAAAGAGTGTAATTCCACCACCAGGAGAAACAATAACCGGATTGATTCGTGAAGAATACAATAGGTCTCTCTGTGCTTGAGAAGGATTATATGTAAGTTTGACCGCATTTAGTATCGAACCTCTTGCAGTTCCGGCAGGTGAGAACCAAGGGAAGTTATCAATATCGTTGCGAGCACAAAGTCCAGCAATGTCACCGTTTAGTGGAATATATCTGAAGGTATTTGAAAACCTATCAAACATATACTTATAACCACTATCAAACACTGCATAAGAAGATGAAGTAATTGGTGAATAATATTCTAATATATTATTAGTAATAGTTACATCATCCTCGACTGTTACCTGTCCGACAGATGTATCGGTAATAAATGCCTTCCTATATGGTGATATAAAAGCAAGAGAATCTTTTCTTACATCGGCAACAGCAATCAGTTTATTTGCTAGTGCTTGTGCAGTTTCTTTTTCATAATTAACAGATCCCATTATGAGGAAATCTACTTTATAATTTTCTGTGTTTTCAAATAAACTATAACCGTCAACTAATTTATTCAGATCAGCCGAAAGTGCTGTTGCAGATGTGATATTAGTTTGACCGTTATAATTCTTACCACCCTTAAGAATTTCATTAACATTTCCTGAAGTGGCGAATATTATATTTTCTGCTACCTGATCCCATGCTCCAGCAGCAGTAGTTATGCCAGTAAATTCTGAAGAATAACCAGTTGTAGTAACTTCTGCTGGTGCGTCTCCACCAAAGATAAATGCTGAATTGGTCTTTAAATAAGATCTCCAATAAGATGGTGAACCAGTAGAAAATTCCGCACCTTTTGCTTTGGATAGATTTAAATGTTTCTCAAGAATAGTTCCAGTATTTCCGGTGATTTTACCTTCACCATCAATCACAACAACATGGACTTCATCAAATCTAGATGCTCTTTCTGCAGCATATTGTGAAGTTCCTGGACGGCTTGCTATAGTATTCCAAGATTGAGATGAGGTAACAGTTGCACCACCAACAGTTGAAGTAGAAATCGCAACTGTTTGTTGTGAGAACCAATCCTGTCCTCCAGTATATGAAGTTGAACCGAAAGATACTTCACTTTCATCATGAATGGCAACGTTGCCAGTATTGGTAAATGAGAATGTTCCTCTTTCTTGATAATCTCTAAATGTTTCTGTTTCACCTTCGACTTGAGAAAGAACTTTCACACTAATCTGATCAACACCAACTTCGGTGATTATACCTTTGAGGTGTCCAGTAAGTGCTGCTGTTTCTCCTATACCAATAGAAGTTTTACCAACTAAGGTTTGAGTGACACCCATTCCAACTGTAAGTGGTGCGGCAGTGAATGTGGTTGCTCCAAAATCTAGAGGAGCGGTGATTCCACCTTCAGTGTTTGATGTTGCATTAGCAAGAGTAATTACGTCAGCACCAACACTAATAACAGTGGTTCCTGTTGAAATAAAATCGCCACGAACTTCTTGTCCAGGAGAGATTGAAGTAGTTGTAATACCAATCGTGGTTGCGGCGCCGGTAGCAATTGTTGCTGCCCTATTACTAATTGCAGCAGTGAATGCTGATACACCAGCAGTATTAATACCCGTCAGAATCTGATCCGCCTTAGCATCAATAATAGCAACTCTAAGTCCATTTGCCCAAGTTCCAGGATTCTTGGCAATTACTACTCTATCGGTAACTACATTTTCATCATACTGAAGTTGGTCATAGTTCTCAATACTCTTAATTTTGATTGAACTTCCTGAACCCACAAAAGCATTCTGAAGTTGATCGTCGTCTGCTCTGACGATTCTCATTGGAGCGCCATATGCCATGTATGATGAAGCAACAAGCCAGTGCTCATAGTGCTTATCATTAGAATATGGTTTGCCGAAATTATCTAATAAATCCTTTTCCGACGAAATAATAGTCGGGAGATCTACGGGGCCTTGTGTAAATGGTGCAACAAGTCCACCTATTTTTTCGGAAAATGCATCAACTCTTCCTATTGTAAGGTCAACTTCTCTTACCCTTATACCCGGAGATGCTAAATTTACTGGCATCTTGTGTGTTCCTCTCATCCAATTTACCTAAAAATATTTAGGAAAAGGGGCATTTCTAGTGGGGAAACGATGCGTGAATACTTACCAATCTGGATATTCCCATAACAAAGTGCTCTTTCTGCCTCTTCTTACTCTCTTAACCGTACACTCCTTACATTCATATGAATATGCCGATGGAAGTGTTTTTCTACCTTTTCGAGTCAAATAGAAATCATCCATTAAACTTTTAACCTCCCCACAAACTCTACATTTGCGATCAAAAAATAATAAATGTTCTAATTCTATTTCGTCATCAATAGACACTACTTATAATCCCACATATAGGACATATCACCATATTCATCTGCATACCATCTATCCCCAGAATTATCTACAAAACTTGCTTCACTATTAATTCCATCATCAATAAATCCAAATGGTGCCATATCTTGATCAATTTGGTTTTTTTGTTCTTCATATATTCTCTTTCTTACATCATTCTCTGTCATCTCCTTGAAATACTCTTGTGCTACTAACCAAGAGAATATTACAAGACACATTGCCAAATCATCATTACATCCTTCCTCTGCTTCAAAAGAGTTTCCTTTCTGGGAGAATGTAGTAAGTTCAGATATAATTTCGTAATCAGACGCAAGTAATTTATCATCTTCTACAAGAGTTTTGAGATTTGAACACCCTAATTTTTTAACTGCAGAAGTTGTACGAACTCCAAGTTGGGATTTTTTGCCACTAAATCCTGATCCAACAACTTGACCATTACGACCTCTCATGGCACACATAAGAATATTTTCATATTCCAAATCATACTGGAGAATGCTAGCAACTTGATCACCAATATCGTTTACTTCTATCAATAACCAAGAATAATTATATCCCTTTGCTACATCAAATATGATATTTGGAAATAGCATTGGTTTTATTTCATTATTTCTATACTTTGCAACTACCTTATACGGAAACTCTGTAATATCAAAAACGATAAATGCTGAGTAATCATTACCAAGACCACGAGCAACATCAACAGTAATTAGATAATTATGTTCCTTAATTGGATTTTCATAAACATCTAATCCAGCATTTCTCTGTATTGGATCATCATATATTAAAGTTTTGAGTTTTGATGGGTTTATAAGAGTATTGACAGAACCTAAGAACTCGCACTCAAACTCTACACGGAACTGTTCTTCTGATGTGTTTGCAATAGTTTGTTCTTTCCAAACCACATCCCTACCAGGAACTTCTGACCAGTGAACCTCTGTAGGAATATATTCATTTTTATTTCTTTCCGCATCATGCCACATACGGTAGAAGTGATTCATACCGTGTGGTGTGGATACAATAATTACTTTGGTGTTTTTACCAGAAGTAATAGTAGGATAAACAGATGCAAAGAAGGAGTCAGCAACATGATTCGGGACGAATGCGAATTCGTCGAGAAAGAGGATATTGAACGACATGCCTCGGACAGCACTCGCAGATGTAGAAGCTGCCAATATCTTACTGCCATTTTCTAACTCGATGTTTCCTTTGTTCCACACTAGGATACCTTGTTGCATCCATTTTGGCAAGTTTTCATATGCAGTTGCTAATCTTCCTAACAATTCTCTAGCAGTAGATGCTTTGTTTGCCAGAATGCCAATGTTTACACTGTCATTAAAAAGTGCATAATGTAATAGATATGATACCACAGTAGTGGACTTACCAGTTTGTCGTGGCATCTTACAGATATTAAATCTGTTATTATGAAAATTATGAATTAATTTCTCTTGAAAATGATATGGATGAAACTGTGTTAAACCTTCATCAAGAGAAACAATTTTAATGTAGTTATTTGCAAAATAAATTGGATCTTGTTTACATTTTAGAAACTCAATAATTTGATCTTCTGTAAACTCAATCGGAGTATTTGCTTTCTTTAATAATGGATTACCAAGATATACGTCACTCATAACAAAATTTAATTACAGTTCCATGCTCTAAGGGACTTATTGATTCTACTATCTGGATCTCTTGCAGTTTTAGCAGAAGTTAATTTCTTTTTCATTCCTTTCATTCTCGCACAGAATGATGCTCTTCTTTTGTTACCTTTCTTTTTGGATGGTGCTTTCAGGTCAGAACCAGGATTTTCTCTTTCATAAGACTTACGTCCCTTTTCGTTAAGACCACCTTTTTTATTCTTACCAGATTTTTTAGTCCAGGCAGCACCTTCATCAAGTTCACTTCTCCAATCTGAAGCATCTTCAAATCTTACCTTTGGTTTTAGTTTTTTCTTTCCATCTGGTGAAGGAACAAACTCTCCAGTCTCTGAGGACTTCATATCATTAGTATCTACATCACCATCAACATCTGCATCGACTCTTCTTACTGCTTTTGCAACAAGTTTTTTTAGATTTCCACCACCAATTTTTGATTCTTCTTTTTCTTCTACATAATTTCCAGTCTCTTTTGCTTTACTACGAAGTGCCTGAATTAATTTGCTGTCCCCAGGTATATCTCCTGGTCTTTTCTTTAAATTCTCTCTTCTTCTCTTTTCCATTTCATGGCGATTTGCATCGGAAATATTCTTTCTTGGAACTTTTTTACCAGTTTTTTCTCCGATATCAGTATCATCTTTTGCTTCATCTACGAATTCTTCTTTCTTTACACAATTATTGTAAGTTTTACCAAACATCTTTTTGGT